AGCAATGGGCGGAACCTGTGGTGATTGGCTAGCCCTTCCAGGTTGCAATCAAGTGTTAAGTAATAAGAATTGGAGAGTTCAGGGGATTAACCACAGCATTCAAGCCGGAAGCTATTCAACAACTCTGAAACTTGCTTTAGATGTTCCAAGCGTTAATACAGGAGGAAGTGCATTGGGCGGAGCGGGAAGTAACGGATATCAACCGGCAAATCTTTGTTGAGAATTAAAATATGACTACAGCAACAGCTACAGACATTTCCAGACTTGCTTTACCAGAAGCAATCCAAGTTCTTCAAAGTCGGCTTCGTACCATCGAGGAAAAGTTCTCCGAAATGGGGTACATTAACAAAACGATGGTGCAGACTGAAATGAAGACTAAGTGGACAGTGCCCCCACAGGCAACTGCCATGTTTGGTATGCACTGTGCTATTTGTATTGAGACAATAGATCCATTCAAACAAGGACGAGTACGTTTTTTCAGCCCTCTTTTTCACGACCCAGAAAAAACCACAATTAAAAAGTTGCCTTTTGCTTATCCTATCTCTAACATGGGCGGATTTGATGATTGCGGATTGACTTGGGTTCCTCCTGCTGGATCTAAGTTGTGCTTGTTATTTGAGGGCGGCAACAGGAATTCGCCGTTTTACTTGGGAACTACTTGGGATCGGGATCGCGGGGCAGACGGCCAGCACAAGTGGAATTATAACGTAGAAGAATATTACAGAATTCACGAAGGCCATCGCAAAGGCTACATGATAGGGAAAAATGATGGTTCTCAAGTCTTTCCTCCCTGGAACACGGAGAACTATAATGGATTAGACATAGACTCTATGCAAGACTTCGAGGAAGACACCGAAGCTCAGAGAAAAATCACCTACCCAAACATTTATGGATTCAAGACGCCACAGAAGCACATGCTCAAAATGGTGGACGGAAATTACAAGTGTAATCACAGGTGGACTCGCGTTGAACTAAAGTCAGCAGCCGGTGGATTGTTACTTTTCAAAGACGATCATTTACACCCTGCGGGTCAGTGGCTTCACCCAGATTGTTCATGTGGGGGTGGTGATGTCAGCAGTTGTAACGATGAAAATGGTGAACCACTTGAAAAGGCTTCATGCCCACCTGATGGGGATGATGATAAGTGTGCCAATCCTTACCATAAACATGAAAGTGAATGCAAACCATACAAAGGTGTTGGAACTCCTCAGAATAACAAGATTGAATTACCACAAAGCGGATTTCAAATGATTAGTCCGAGCGGACACACATTTAAGGCAGATGATAGTGTCGAAGAGCCACAAGGAGTTCCTAATTGGGAACGTGGTACAACTGGTTTTGATTTTGGTTGCACGGATAAGTACGAAGGCCACACAGAATGGGTTTCTGCTACCGGTCACAAAATCAGGATGGAAGACTTTGAAGAAAAGACCAATGTTCGAAACAACAAAAACGGCATTCAGATTCTTACCGCAAGTGGAAACGAAATTTATCTCAACGATCATACAATCGGTTGTCCTCCCAGTGGCTCACCACAAGCTGGTGAGAAACGTGGGATTCACATGCGAAGTACAAGCAATCACACCTTTGATATGTCAGATGTTGACAATTTACAATGTCAATCTCGTCAAGAAGGTGGCGTACCTAGCCCAACGGCCAAGAATGCTTTTATTAGAACGCGAACCGGATATGGTCTTGAAATGATGATGGCCGACTATAACACACAAGAACAAACCACAGAGAAACAATACATTCAACTTTTTGCCCCTCAATATACCGCCTGTTGTGGACCACACATTATTCGAATGCAAGAAGATCCAAATTGCGGACAGATTTTTGTAAGGGCTGGAGGGGATTACGTTTGTTATACAGAAGGGGATCACTATACGGTCGTAGGGGCTGGTAGTGATTCTGATCCAGATGATTTTTGTTCTGGTGGTTGTCTTGGCCCACAGAACAAAATTACAATTGTTAGCAAGCACACTTTACACCAATCATGTAACTTCTATTTTAATGTTGCAGAACTACATGTATTTTTGGCAGACAGAATGATATTGCTCTTGGCAGGAACCGGAGATTATCCGCAACCAGATAGTGAAGAGTGCGGACCAGGAGCCTTTCCGATTTGTGTGCTTCAGGGCAATCGTATTGTGGCAAGTGACCGAGTTTTCGCTTCTGCGTCTCCTACAGCATCTTGTTGCAGCATTTTTCATTTATTGCCATTTACTATGCCATGCGACCCACTGGAGGGATGCTAATGTCTACATTTTTAGGAGCCCCATACCCAATAGCCAAACATCCAAGAGGTTTCCTGCGTACAATAAATGGAGTAAACGTACTCAAGGCAGACCTACTGTCTTTGTTATTAACCAACCCTGGCGAGCGGGTCATGTTGCCAACTTTTGGGACGCCACTCAACACATTGATGTTTGAACCAAACGATGAAGAAATAATCAATCAGGCTGAGGAAATGATTCTAAATGCCATCAAACTTTGGGAGCCTAGAGTAGTCGTTCAAAATATAACATTAGAAATAACAAACGATCCTAATAGCATGGAGTCAAGTCTTCATTTAGAAGATGCTAAAGAAGACTTGCCACACATACTAATGGTGAGATTAGATTTTTCTGATTTTGATGATATACCTAAAATTAACGAGTTAGTATTAGAAATCCCGTTGGGAGGATCTTAATGGCAATAGAAAATTGTCCAGTTACAGTTACGCCTTTGTCTCAAAGCGAAATAATCAAAAATCCCCGAGTAATCAACCTGAATTACACCAATCAAGAATTCTGGTCGATGAAAACTCGCTTGATTGACTTCCTTCGAGAGCGGTTTGGCGAAACAGGAACAGAATTACCAAATACATTCAATGATTTGGTTGAATCGTCCATAGCCATCATGTTAATTGAAAACTGGGCTTTTTTGGCCGATACACTTTCCTTCAAAATGGACCAAATAGCCAATGAATTTTTCATCGACACAGTAACAGAGGCAGATAACGCCTTTCGTTTGGCTAAGTTGGTAGGATTTGAACCCACTCCACCAATTCCTTCTAGAAGCAAATGGACAGCTACTCTGACAAGTGCAATAGATCAAAATGTTACCATTAGCACACCAGCCATTATTGACATCGCTACAGAGGAAGCATCAATAAGGATTGAGTTGTTTCCTTCGGATTCTGATGGCAACCCCATTTTTAATGAAGACATCACTATTCCAGCAGGTGCATTAGTGGTTGACAACATCATAGGTCTTGAAGGTCAAACGACCATTATAAGCTTTACTGGGACAGGAGATCCACTCCAAACATACGGATTAGATGGGCCAACGATTTTTGATTCTATTATCGTTCAGGTTGATGGAGTGGTTTGGGAAAAGGTTGATTATTTCACAGATTCGCATCCAAGAAGGGAATATAGAGTTGAATATGACTCGGTGTACAATGCCTATGTCATGTTTGGAAATAATCTGAGAGGATTGAGTCCTCCGGTTGCTGCGAATATCGAAATAACCCAAAGAGTAGGAGGTGGAATTCAAGGAAACATCGTTACAGGATTCGTTGACACACAGAGGCAGGCGGTGGTCAGCGGGTTAGAATATACCGTTCCTGTCGGTCTAAGAAATTATACGGCAGGAGAATTTGGATATGATGGCGATACTGTAGAAGATGTCCGACGTAAACTTCCAGTTTGGGCCAGGACACAAGATAGGGCTGTTACTGGACTTGATTACAAAACAATCGCCGATTTATTCGTAACCTCCTATCATGGACAAATAGGAAAATCTAACGCCGTATTACGAAACAAGGGGTGTGCAGCTAATGTAGTGGATGTCTATATCTTGGCAAGAGATGGAGCCAATGGATTGACGGAGGCGTCAGATGAATTGAAAGTGGCACTCTATGAAGAGTTTGATGACAAGAAGATGATTACAGATTATGTGTGTCTCAAAGACGGCACTGTGATTGAGGTAGATGTTTCGATAGAAGCCGTACTCAATAGATTGAACAGGAAATTTGAGCTAGAAATCAAAACTCAGATTGAAGAAAAAATCAATTCATACTTTGACCTAACCAATTGGGAATATGGACAAGATCTAACAAACATTGGCCTGACTAAGGCCCTAGCCAACATTACTAGAGTAGACAGTTTTGCCGTGTCTTTTGTGACGAATGATGCAGATAATTCTGGTTCAGAAGTAACGGCCCAGTATTACGAAATCATTAGACCCGACACCGTTGAGATTTCCTTTATG